GCTCACCGTTTTAAAAATATCGAAGTTTATCAAGTAACTCTTGACAACTACAGGGAAACATTAACAACCTCTCTTGCGGATCAAGTTGAAATGTTTTTGCCTCCGGAGGGTTCTTTTGATGATGGTTGCCTGCAACGGTACCTAGAAAATGTCTTTAATTACGAACAGGAAGACGCAAACTCAAGCATGACACTTGCAAATCGACTTCGATTTGCGTTTCAAGACATGCAACCGGATACAATTTGCGGTAAGTTTCCTTCTGCTGAACTTCCCTTAAAAAGGCGACTGAGGTGTGTTGCCGAATATCTAATTCGCTCGGGTGAATTTGATAAGTTACGCGATGAGAAAGGACGGCTCGTAAAAAAACGAGGCATCCTAGGTAAATTGGTGGTAATCTATACACCTCTGCCAAAGCTCATGGAATCTTTAATTCGTCAAGGATTGATTGAACAATGAATAGGCGCGAGAAATTATTAGCTTCTGCAATTGGTCCAGAGCTGGATGAGACTAAAGCCAAGATGCTTGATGTCACCATAAAGTTAGTTCTTGGTGACATGGGCCAACATTATTGCAAAATGTGGGATTGTGAAGGCCCTGGCGTAATGGTATTCCAGCCAGAAAACAAGGACCGTTCTATGTTTTTCTGGACGCTCAAAGAGATTCACTCTGCCCAAGAAGAGTGCGAAAAAGAAAATAATGGTGATTTGGCTGAAACGTTTAGACGGATCCTGGAAGCCGCACAAAAAATTAACCCACTGGAAAAAGCTGGGTATGTAATCAACGATTCAGAAGGAATTCGTTATATCGAAATCGATTACAACCAGGAGGCTGACAAGAAATGAGCTTAAAGGGTGCCAGGGTCAAGCGCGAAGATGTTGAGTGGATTAGCAATGCGGATCTTGTGTCTTGTGCCCATGAGTTGATGGGTGGAATTGATTTAGATCCTGCAAGCTCCAACCTTGCGAATGAATATGTTCAAGCTGAAAAATACTACACGCCAACAGATGATGGTTTGAATTCTCAACAGTGGCATGGAAAGGTGTATCTCTTTCCACCTTCCGGAGCTTATTTCTGGGATAAAAAACAAGGGCGATGGAAGATGACAAGGACTTCTGCAATTTCTTTGACATCTTCACATGCCGTGTGGTTTCGTCGTTTGTACCATGCCTGGTTAACGCGTGAGATCAAAGAGGCACTGTATTTTACCAACTGTCCCGACATGATTCGTTACGATCAACGAATTTTTGATTTTCCTGTGTGCATCTTCAGGACAACGCCAATGCTGGTGCGCAGAACAAAAGACGAGGTATCTTCTTATAAGACTTGCACGTCCATTGCTGTGTACATGCAACCCCATGAAAACCCAAGTGAGTCAACGGAAAAATTTGTTGAGATTTACTCGCCTAGGGGTCGGATCCTCTATTGAATTGCGTATACTAAAAAACGAATTGGAATCAGCATGAGCATCCTTGCCGACTGGGAGATCAAAAAGCTTGCCGAAGAAGAAAGCATGATTGATCCGTTCGTGGACCATCAAGTCAAACGAGAAGATGGTAAGCGACTTCTTAGCTATGGACTCAGCTCATACGGCTACGACATTAGGTTGTCTCCAAAGCAATGCCTTATTTTTGGCAAGGTGCAGGCTGGTGATTGCGACCCAAAAGATTTTGATCCTGCTATTCTCAAGCCTGCGGAGTTACAAGAAGATTCAAAAGGAAAATATTTTGTGCTTCCTCCGTACGGCTATTGTTTAGGCGTTGCGATGGAGCACATTAAACTTCCTCCTGACGTCACTGTTGTTGCCGTGGGCAAATCTACGTATGCCCGATCAGGAATACTGGTAAACATTACGCCAGCAGAAGCGATGTGGCAAGGACATCTCACCCTTGAAATCAGTAACTGCACAGGGCTCTTTAATAGGGTTTATGCCAACGAAGGTATTACGCAACTCTTGTTTTATCGAGGTGAGCCCTGCGAAGTTACCTATCAAGATAGGAAAGGCAAGTACCAGGACCAGCCTTATGAAGTTGTTTATAGCAAAGTGTAATGAAAACCGAATTGCCCGACATTGCCGAAAGACTCGATATTGTCGAGTTAATTTTTAATCTTGTTATCAAACAGGAAAGTGAAGAGTTTTCAATTGTGCTTGATCAGTTCAAAGTAGAAAATGTGCAGTGGGTTTTGACTCAACTTTCCGAGCCCATCGAACAACTTTTTGATTCTCTTGAACTGGAATACGAAAAGGCCGTAGATTATTAAAAGCTACGTCCAAATGACGGTAGTGGTTTCCTGGCATAGCCTGTGCTTCCCACCTGTCCGTATGTATCCCCAAGGCTAGGCAACTCGGTTCCATCGATGTTTGCCTGACGCCTTGGGGTTTTGCCACGAATTTGTGGCTCATCTATCGCAGCTTTTTGCCTGAACTTTCCTGCGGTTTTAGCTGCCCTAAAATATTTCTCTACACGCCCCTGCTTGTCATTAACAGACTCTGCAGACGACCTGTCCCCTGGAGCAACACGGCGTAAATCAGTGTCATACGCTTGCTCGGGACGCAAGTCTGATACCTCGGCCCCAGAGGTACCCGAGAGCTGCCGTGGATCGTAGAGCGGGTTAAATAAATCAGCCATGATAATATTGTAATAGGAATAAATCAAGACAATAAGTATCATGCACGGCGCTGCAGGATTCCTTGATAGCTTTGTTCAAGACGAACTTAAGTGTCGTTGTTTAACTGAAGACACTTTTGGTCAGCCTATTGACAATGCTGAAAATGACGTGCCACTATACGACCAGTACAACCGTGGTTTAGTTGCATGTCAGCAAGGTTTGGAGAGGAACCCATTAAATCTCGAGGGGCAACGTCCCGGAACGACGGGCTATATTCCGACAATGGAGCAGGGTCTTCAGATGGGAGCCTCGCCAAAACCCAAAGCCCTGATATTGGAGCTGGAGGGGCCGAGCGAGGAAATGCTGGAAGAATCCCGCAAGCGCCGTGGTTTACAGCGATAGAAGAAGACACTGAATGCCCTGGTGGGGTGTGCCCAGTACCCTGGCTGACAAAAGAAAATCCTCCTGTGATCCAAGAGGATGTAGTCAACCATCCTTCTCATTACACGGAAGGTGGTATTGAAACAATTGATGCCATTGAAGCAGCTTTAACCAACGAAGAATTCCGTGGTTACTGCAAAGGTAATTGCATCAAATATATTTGGAGGGAACGCCACAAGGGCGGTACCGAATCACTGAAGAAAGCTCGGTGGTACTTGGATCGCCTTATTGCTCTTGACGAAAGTCAGAACGGCTGACACTCTTCTTCATCTTCGCCATCATCCTCGTCGTCGTATACGCATGCGGCGGCGAGTTCTTCTAGTTCAATATCGGTGGGGACATCAAAATCAAGTTCAATATTTTCCGACGCCATAATTTCTTTAACTGCGTACCACTCCATCAGGCGCTGGTGGTATAGGTTCAAGAGTGCTGCGTACAGCTGCTCCCAAGTCATCTCTTGGGCGTGCAACTCTGCTTTACGCATGGAGAATTGAAGCTCTAAAGGAAGCTCAAACTCCCGTGGCTCAGCTGAACGCTCCATGCCGCTTTGCATGTTTGTAATGCAACTATTCTAATTCTACTTGTCAAAGACAGTATTAAAGTCATTCTCTGGGTACTCCTCAAATTGGTATTTTTCCCAGCGGTTGTCAGCCACCTTGAATTCATTGGCAAACCTGGAAAGCACATAAGGGTTAATGCGTTCCTCCAAATTTTTAATTGCTTGTATTTCGTAGGGTGCCCCAGCATAAATGCGGAATGCTGTAAGCAAAATCTCAGATGAAGGTGGCATCAGCTCTCCGGAGTCCTGGAGCAACAAGCCAATTTCTTCCCTACGCCTGTCAAGAAGATTCCCAATGACATTATGGTCTACATCAAAAACCCAGCGGGACATCTCTGCAGTAATTGCCGGAAGGTCGTCAGTTTCTAGGTTGTCGACAATGCTGCTATAGAAAAAAGACTCCCATCCAATCGAGTGGATAAACGAAATCAACGCCTGCCTTACCGAATGCGTCAAAACAATATTCAATTTTGTTAACTGCGTATCAATTACATCAACTTCGTGGAACAAATATTCCAGTGCTTTTTCTTTACTACAGAGTTGACCACGTTTTACAGGTGAGCCATCAGGATAGAACTGTGTTCCATAACCAATGGTGTACGGCTCCCCACCTGTAAATGGATCAGGATAAGCCTTCTCGTTGAACCCCGAATACTTACAGATTAAATTAATTGAATCAGTGTAATCAGTCATAGGGGGCAACAAGCGTTACCCCCAATATACACAATTATTTTTTGCCTTGTCCTCGATAAACCTTTCTGCCTTTACGGCGAGGGCGACTATTGATGCCGTGACCAATAGAAGTTGTCTTGGGCTTGGACTCAACGTGAACAGAAGTTGACTTTGGTTTTGCCATGGCTGCTACCAGGTTTTGTTACAGCTCCACCACCCCGGAGTAAGTTTGTTTGTCTTCTCCGAGCAGTTGTGGCGGGCTTTAAAGTTAGCACGGCGTTTCTCGTCATGGTGCTGTGTGTAGTCTTCGTAACCCCTGGCACCAAAACGCACAATCGCCTCCTTGCCGTTATCACACGCCTTGACTACCCACTTGTGCTTATCCCCAGCAGGGGCACGCTGTGGCTTGTTACAGGCCATCTTGTCTTTTTGATACCGCTTAGAAGCAGCCGCCGCTTTTCTATGTTGGTCAGCCATTAAAGTCCTTTAAACATTGAGGTAAATTCACCAAGAATTTGTTGTCCAGTTTTAGATTTGTAATCTTGGTCTTCCTCGTTCTCTGTATCCAGTTTAAAATAACTATCCGAACCCGAAGTAGATTCCTTTTTGCTTGTGGTCGTTTTGTCTTCTTCAGTATCAAAGAAACTTTCAATAGTACCAAGAGAAGCAAACGGATCGCTAAGGTTTACTTTATTTAGTTTCAGGGCTTCATTAGAGCCTGACTTGGTTAGCAACGCTTGCTCAGACCTATCTAAATCAGGGAAGAAGTCATTGTAAAAATCGTCTTCTGTGCCTTTAAACCCAGCCGACTGGAACACCTTATAAAGCTCAGTCTCTGGTTTTGCATTGGTATCTTTATAGTCCTCGGGGCGTTCAATGTAAGTTAAACCAAGCTTTTCCTGTGTAGGTTTTTGTCTTTTTTCATTTAAATATTTAATCTCTTCTTTGATTTTTTGAGCAGAACCTGTGCGCAATGTTTCTGCAACGTAGTCTTTCAGTTCGTCTACAGTGCCTTTAAAATCCGTAATGCCATATCTTTTTAGCACCTCGTTCCAGCTTTGTTTGTCATTCGGATCCAGACCCTTGAGCAATTCGTCTGCAAACTCTTCTGGTTTAATAAATTGACCAAAGATTGTTCCTTGTTTTAAAGCTTCTTCTTTAAGGGCCGGAAGAATTTTGCCGTAAATCTCGTCTTGTACTTTACCGGCATTTAAAATATCTTCTGCTCCATCGTAACCACGCCCTTGACCCTTGACCTGGAAATGCATGCGGGCAAACTCTTCTTTGTTGTTTACATCCACGCCAAAACGATAAGCCTGCTGTGCCCAATACGTATCGCCTCTCTTGGCGGCTTCCCAGTCATCAGAAACTGTTTTGGCTTGGTCTAGATACTGATTTTCACGTGCTTTGTCACCAGTGGGATTAAAATAAAACTCTGAATCAAAATAACGATCTCCTGTGTTTTTTAGTTGATCAAGATACGACTTTGCCCTGAGTTCTGCAACAAGTGTTGCAGCATTAACCATGTCTTGAGTTTGGAATGGATTTTGTTCTTTTTGGCGCACATCAAGATACTCAACAAACTCATCCATAGAACGAGATGTATTAAAACGAGGCGTTAAATATTTGTCAATAAAATTACGCGCAAATTCCCCATCGACTTTAACCATCTCTTCTGCTTCGCCATCTGAATAGCCAAGCTCAATGGCATCATTGTATTTATCTTTTAGTTTTGTATCAAACCACTGCTGCCAGTTATACGTGACGTTGTTGTTTACCCCTGTAATGTTTTGCAAGTTCTTCTCAAGAGATTCGCCCGCTTTTCCTCCAGAGGTAAAAGAAAGCATGCCGCCCACACCAGTATCACCAAGGATTGAACTGGTTAACTCTTTATTGATGTTTGAGATTTCTGCAAACCCATCAAAGTTATTAAGGAGACCAAGCATTTGCTCTTTCTGTTTTGCCTTCTTCATCTCGGCAATGGTGTCTTTTAAAACGTTCTGTGCAAGCGCTCCAAAACGCTTTACGTCAACCGTTGCCCTTTCACCTACGGCTTGATTGAGTGCATCTTCAAGCTCGGTGACACCATATCCAGCATTAATGTTGTACTTAAGACTTACTTGTTTATCCTCCGGACGATCAGACAACCTAAACAACGCAGCAAATTCATCCTTTTTGTCAGGGTTTAAAAACTTTTCTTTTGCTAATTTGCTCCAGTATGGATCTCCGTTTTTGGCTTTTTCCCATTCAGCAGCAATCTCTGGGACATTAATGAGACGATCAGTTTGTGTTGTTGAATCAATACCTAACTGTAAATTACGTACGTCCTGAAGGTCTCGATCAGTAGGAGCACTCTCTTTATAAAGCTTGGCCGCAGCCGTTTCTTCGGCTGGGTTTCCGCGTTTACCAGCGGGCTTGCCTTGTGCTGTGTAGTGTTGAAGATAATAACCGTTTTCACCATATCGTTCTGTTATATCAATGTCATCATTGGCTACAGCATTTTTCCATGCTTCAGCAACTTCTGGATTTTGTTCTTTGTAATACTTAGGGTCGAAATTTCCATATTGAGGCTTTGACCCTAGCGCAAGGTCCCAGCTTTGAAGCTTTTCTGTTCTATAAAAAGTTTTGTAATATTCCTCTAGTGTTTTCTTTGTGTCTTCTTCAATGTCTAGTTTTCTAATTTGATCACGCATTTGAACGTAATCACCACCCCTGGTAGCACCAGCGAGGGAAACAACGTTATTGTATGCGTTATTGTTTTTGCTAGCGCGTGCATTATATTCTATGCCTTTTTGATTTAATATTTCATTGTATTTGTTTGTTTCACGCGTGTCGACCTGGGCTTGCTTCAGTGCGTTCTCGGCTTCCCACGGCTCAGGGTTTGGAATTCCAGCGTTGTTTAAAGCGTTGATAATATCCCAGTAACCACCATTAATATCAACAGTAGCCGTGCGTTTATTTGTGATTTCTTGCCATTCATACTCTGGCTCGGCGTTTGGGTTATAAACAGGCTCCCCATTCTCCCATCCCTCTGGTTTAGGGGGAAGCTGAACACGAACCCAATCGCCTACATCACGAGTTATTGATACTGTTTGAGAAATCGGGCGATCAGTTTTATGATCAGTTTTTTCATACGCTATTTTCCATTTTTTTACAACAGGATCATATGAAATTCCCATGTTAAACAGCCACTGATAACGTATCTACTTGATAAACAAAAACATCAATAGGTTCTTGTTTAAGCCAGGAGTTAATTCTATCCATCTTAGCTTGTGTAAAGAATTCTTGTTTTTCAAACCACTCTTGCACTTTGCTGCTTGCCTTGGATGCATTACACCTGCGACAAGCTGGAACAAGATTGTTTCTGTTACTAGAACCAGATCTAAACCGGGGAACGACGTGGTCTAAAGATGTTGCCTGTTCGTCGCAATAAGCACATTTAGAGTCCCAGGCATCATATATAGATTGGCGATATCTTTTCTTGGCTAGTTTAGGAGTTAGTTCAATGAGCAGGGCGAGAGGTTCTTGCTCGCTGTTGAACATACTATTAAAAGCCGTTAACTAATTTTAATTGGGCCTTACACAGGGCAAGATAAACAAAGAGATAAAGTTTTGCTTAAACCTCTTGACAGGCTTTTGCCATCCTGTAGGT